GCCAGGGTATTTAGTTGGTCCACGTTGGCCAGCTTGATTGTCTCGGCCTCGTTGCTCAGGATCGCCACCCGAACCTCGCCGGCGTCGGGGCTTGTCGCCAGAGCGTCCTGCACGCGGTTGTCGGCGCTTAGTGCTTGGTAGCGATACCAAGCAGCACCGCCAGCGGTTGAGCTGCCTTTGATCCGCTCGATTGTGCGCTCACGCAGCTCCGTGTCGGTCTCAGGCGATTGGCGGTTGACGCCGTAGAAGGCGGACAGATGATCGAGGTCTCCAGCAGCTGCGAACGCCAGCAGTGTGGCCTTGAAAGAGTCGTTGACCCGTTGCCGCAGCACCAGCTCCCGATAGGCGAAAACCTGCAGCAGCTTCACCGCAGGATCGCTCTCCAGCAGGGCGGTGTAGTCGGGGTGCCGATCGAGAAAGTCCTCCATCAGCTGGCGGAAGATCGTCTCGTAGTTCAGCTCCTCGATCAGCTGCGGCTCGGGGAGGTTGCTGATGGTGAAGGTCACAGAAAGCCTCCAATGCGCAGATCCTGGAGCGTCACCTGCCGGCCGTCAGGCAGGTAGGTGAAGGTGATGTCCATGGTCACAAAGCCCTGGCCCACCTCGTTGAGCTGAACCCTCTCGCATCGTAGGCGGGGTTCCCATCTCGCCAGGGCGTCTACGGTCTCTGCCCGCAGCGCCGCGAGGAGAGACTGATTGATGGGGCGATCGACCAGGCGCGGAAGGTTTGAGCCGTAGTCACGGCGCATCACCCTGGTGCCCTTGGGCGTGGTGAGAATGTCGACCACGGATTGCCGCAGATGATCGAAGCCACCCAGGGAGGTGCCAACCTCCCGATTCATGCCCCTCATCTATCGGGCCCCCTGTGTGATTTGATTCTAGGCGGGCTGTTCTGTCTGGCCCCCGCCGCCAAAGCGCCTGTGCCGTAGCCGGCCTGTTGCTGTTACGGCTGGTTGAACTTGATCTCGCAGTCGTCGCTTGACGGGCTCTCCTCTTGTTGATCAGGAGTTCTATTGTCTTGTTGCTGGGTATTCACGTTGGGGTCGCGCTGCAGCGGTGTGCCGACGTTGAGCAGGCTTTCAATATTGATGTCGCCGCTGTCCACGAAGCTAGCGATCATCGAGCCGGGTTGCACTTCACCCTGATAGAGCATCTCCCAGGTGGGCACGATGACGTTGTCGTGGATCGCGTTGACGATGCCGTCGTCGGTGATCGCGGCAAGGTTAGAGCGCAAGCCGTCCATCAGGTTGGCTGCCGACAGCTGCGGTGCGCCGCCCTGCCCGGACACGCTGCCCAGCAGGCTGGTGACGGTGCTCGCCATGCCGGCCACGTTGCTCGGCAGCAGGCCGCTGCCGCTGGCCACCTGCACCAGCTGGTTCACGTTGATCTCGCCGCCATTGAGCCAGCCGCTGATCGTCTGAAACCCATCGAGCGCAGCGCCAACCTGCGGCGGCACATTGAGGCCGAACTGACCTGCGATGTCGAGTGCAAAGTCGGCCATGCCCCAGGGATCGCTGAGAAGCGAGTTTGGGTTTTCGATAAAGCCCATCACATTTGACAGCGGGCCCATGAGGTTGCCCACGCCCAGGGCGCTCATGCCGGCGCCCAGGATGTCGGTCGGGATGAAGCTGGCCAGGCCGCTGGCCCCCAGGAAGCTGTCCAGACCCATCGGGGCACCTAGGCCCTGCGTGAGGTTGCCGAACAGGTTGCCCATGTTTCCGAAGTTGCCCAGGGCCCCAACGATGTTGGTAAGCCCAAAGGTGCCGATCAGGCTGGCGGCAATGCCAAAAACGCCGCCCTGATTGTTGAGGTGGATCGGGTCGCCAAGGAAGTCGAGCGGGGCATTGCCCTTTAGCTCCTTGTCCATGCCGATCACCTTGTCGGACAGCAGCAGCTTGCCAGTGATGTGGCAGGCGTCGCAGTCCAGCTTGATGAACGGGCTTTTGATGATCACCTGACCGCAGGCGTGCACCTTGACCGAGCCCGGGGTCTCAACCCGCACCAGGCTCTTGCCCTTGTCGTATTCGATCAGGGTGCCGTCGCCAAACAAGCGCCGCCACACAGAGTCCCGGGGATCCCCCAGGTCGCCAAACACATAGCCCTCGGCACGATCGCCGAACGGTGCGTCGTCCTTGTGCATGAACATGGACGACAGGATCAGGCCCGTCGTCAGCTCACCACCGGGCGCATAGATCTGCACCACGTCGTCGACTCGGGGCGGATCCCACGACGACAGGCCGCCGCGTGTGGAGGATGCAGACACCTCCAGCACAGGCAGCCACGCGGTCTCGATGCAGCCGCCAGGCGAGCCATCCTCGCCAATGCAGACGCGCACAAGCCGCTTCTCAAGATCGACCTCCTTGACCTTGCCGGTCCGAAGGACGTTCTCGGTGTTGCGTGCTCCCTCAGTGTTCTCGAACTGGCCGACGCCGCCGGTGCGGCGACTACTCCGCGGAACCTGAAAGCTCACGGCGCACCAAGACGAAGAAATAGCGACACACCGAGGGGATGTCGTTCTCGTTCTCCAGATCGGAGGTGCCAGCGGCGTAGAACTTGGCCGCCAGGTGCTTTACGCCCTGATTGAACAGATGGCCCTGTTGCTTGGGAGCAACCTCAAAGCCGATGAACTTAAAGGCGGTCAGGGTGCTGGCGCGCAGCAGCGCGCGCATCTGCTCCTCGTTGTAGTCCTTAAGGTCAAGGAAAGCGGCTAGGTCTGCCGGCTTAAGAACGGCGGCAGGCTGATTGGCAACAGCCTCTTGAACCTCAGCTGGGGCTTCCTTCTTGGTGCGTTTAGTCGCCATTGGAAATCACCATCTCGTCAAAGTCTACGGAACCCTGCGGAGTGTGGCTCCGCAGGGTGATGGTTGTGACGCCCGGTGCTGGGCAGTTGTCAGGATAGTCGCGGTCCCACAGACCCAGGTCCACGCCGAGCCTGTAGCTCATGTAACTGGCCTCGAACGTGAGGCGGGCTGCGCCGATTGGCACCTCGCCCTCCCTGTCAATGTCAATCTCGGTGCGGATCAGGATGAACCGCGCAGTCTCCAGACCGTTGATCAGCAGGCCATCGAGCGCACCCTCCACGCCCAGGGCCAGGCCATCGAGCGTGTCGTCTACGTCATCCAGCGCCGAGGACAGGCACTCAACGTGCATCTGCACCGTGCGCCGGTAGCCGCCATCGAAGTCGGTGCGGTTCACCAGCTCGACGGTCTCCTCCTTGCAGTTGACCAGGATCAACGGCAGCTCGGTCTCCTCTAGGTCGATCGAACGGGAAGCGTAGACCCGGTCTTCTGCTGGGGTCCAGTAGCCGTCGTCCGGTAGCTGCTCAGCCAGGCGATCACGCACGGCGTGGCGCAGCTGCTGGCGGGGGTGGGTGCCGGGCATCAGCCGACCTTCTGCAGGAACAGGGTGAACCCGGTGTGCCCGTCAGGTTGGGCGTCGCGCACCCGGTAAGTCTTGCCGCGAGCGGCAACGGTGTCGCCGCCCTTGGGCTTGATGGGGAGGTCCCAGCCATCGACCCCGGCCACCGGTTGAACGGTGGTGACGGGGCCTCCGGTCTCGGGATCGGCCGCCACGAAGGCGTCCTGAAACACCGCACGGATCTGCCAGCTTTGCTCGGCCCGGGTGTAGGTAATGGGTTCCCCCATCACCCGCACGCAGGCCTTGAGTGCTCGGTTGGCGAGATCGTTCAGCATCAGATCACAGCTTGTAGCCGTAGATCTTGAGGTGCACGGTGTTAGAGCTCACGGCCACCACGTGACCCACGGCGGGGTTGGTGTTGGTTGCGTCGAGCTTCTTGGTGGCGGAGTCGTAGTAAGCAACGTCGCCCTGGACCAGGGTGGCGGCTGCTTCCTTCTCGAACGAGTAGACGCCGCAGGTGGCGATGGAGCCGACAGTGCCGGAGGCGATGTCCGCCACGGCAACGCCGACAAGGTTGCCCTCGATCACCAGCTGACCGCTGGTGTAGGCAGCGGAGGCGAGAACGTCGAGGTACTCGCCTTTCTGGATGTGGTTCTTCATGGATCTGATCCTCAGACGCCGGTGGACTTGTAGAAGCCCCGGTGGTTGAGCAGGGTGCAACCGAAGTCGAGGCGGGCGTAGATCACGGTCCCGTCGGGATCGCGTTCGTTCACAGTCTCGACCTGGGGACCAGCTTCGCCCTCCAGGTAACCGAACGCGATCATGTCGATCTGCGCAGGGTCAGCGGTCACGTAGTAGATCTGCTCGGATGCATCATCGAGACGAGGCTCGACGATCAGCTGCAGGCTGCCGCTGAAGATGTTGACGTCTGCGGTCGCGTTAGGCGACACGCCGGTCAGGAACTTCTGAGCTGCAGTCTCCAGGCTGGTGGGCACCAGCAGGTGACGGGGCCGCAGGTTGATGCGGTTGCCGGCAATGTCCTTCTGATTGCGAAGGGTCTTGCGGGCGTTGCTGATGGCGGTTTCGCCGATCGCACCGCTGCCACTGTTTGAGTGATCAGCGTGGAACAGCGCCTTGCCGTCATACGGGGTCTTGGCGTTGCCGGTGATCAGCTTCCAAATCTCGTTCGACTCGAACAGGGACATGCCCCGACCGATCATCGAAGGGATGCGGCTGAGTGCGTCGAGGTCATCGTTAATGATGAGCTGACGGGTGACGGCGATCTTCTTCCCGTAGGTGTAGATGCGCCAGGAGCTCTGTTGCTCCTGCACCGTGGCGGCCTTGTATTCGCCACCCTCAAGCAGAGGCTCGGGAGTGATCTGGCCGGCGATCTCAAGCTCGAAGACTGGCTTGAAGTCAGGCAGGTTGCGCTGCCGCACGATGGGGCGGAAGGTCTGCTGCTCCTCGGCATAGGCCGCGGCCAGGGTCTTGCGAGCGATGTTGCTCAGCAGCAGGGGGAAGTCGCTGGTGCTGTGCATGGCGCGGCCAGCAATCTGGCTTTTGCTCATGCCCACCAGGTTCACGCCGGAACGCACGAGGCTGTCCTTCGCCATGTCCAGCAGGCTGCTGGCGGTAAAGGCGCGGGCCTTGTCGTCCCACTCGCGCAGGCCCACGCGGGCCTCCAGAGCGGCTTCCATGCAGGCTGCGCGCTTGGATCCCTCATCGGCCACCACCTGCACGTGAGTGCGGGTCGGGGCCTGGGCCTCGCGCTCAGCCATCTTGTCGATGATGAGTTTGCGGGCTTCGTCGATGGCGGTGCCATCTTCTGCCAGTTGATCTGCCAGGGAGTCATCTAACCCAGCGGCGCGAACAGAGCGGCGGATTTCCGCCACCCGACGACGCTCAGCAGCGATGACAGCCTGGAAGTCCTCGGGGGAGGTGGCTCGCTCCTGTGCCACGGGGGCTTCAGGTGCGGCGACCTCCAGTTCGCGGGTGTCGTCCATTGGGCTGATGTCCTTTGCAGGCTCGTTGTGAACTGTAGGCGGCTCTTCTGAGCGCACCTGAGCCCCGGCGTCTGCCGGGATTGGAACTAGGGAGAGTTCATGGGGCTCCCAGTCCGTCGCTCGCATCACCGTGGTTTCACCCTCAGTGCTGCGCTCGTATTTCCAGACGCGGTAGCCGACCGAAATCGACCTGATGATGCCGTCGCGCACATCCCGAAAGATAGGCTCCACGTCATCCCGGCTGGAAAAACGCACCACGGCACGGCCCTCGTTGTCATCCAGCCATGCCCGCTCGACCACCCCAACAATGTCGGAGAGCTCGAGTGCGCTGTGGCTGTTGAGCAGCGGGGCACCGGAGTTAAGGCGGTCCATGCGGATCGCCTTCTTGTCCATCGACAACTCCTCCATGAAGGGGCCGTCGAAGCCGTAGCGTGCCACCCGTGCGCCTGTGGTCCACACGACCTCGACCGTGCGCTGTTCGGCGTCAACGGTCTCGGGAGCGAACATCGCCCGGGTTTGGAGTAGTTCGCTCATTGCGACTCCACTGGCGGTTTGATTCTAAGGTTACCCAGACTGCGCGGCCTGGCTGCTACTTGCCGGGGGAGCATTCTCCTCTGGCGGCTCGCCTGTGCCGGGATACTCGCTGCCAACCGGACGCACTTGCGTGAGTCCGGCGGCGCTCACCTTGCGGGGATCGGTGTCAAGGACGAGGCCCAGCTTGTCGAGCTGTGCGTTGTCGTCGGCCATCTCCTGCATGACTTCTTCTGGGTCGTAGCCCAACTCGCGGATCGCTTCGCTCAGGGTTTGGAAGCCGTAGCGCACCGCAAGGCCAGTGGCTTTGATCTCGGTGGCCGGATCGATCAGCTCACGGCGTGGTGGTGTCCACTGCGCCACGATGCCGTCCATGCGCACACCGTTCACGCTGCCCGCTGCAGCAAACCAGCGCCATACAGGATCGAGCAGCTGGGGCACCAGCATCTGCCAGCGCCATGACTCGATGTTGCGCTGAAACTCCAACCAGCCCATGCGACCGCTGCTGAACGAGGTGTTGTTCAGATCGCCGGTCAACGCCTCGTAGGTGATGCCAAAGCCGGCGGCGATCTGCAGCAAATATTGCCGTGAGATCTTGTCGAACTCGCCCACCGTTGGCGGTGATGCAAACCGAATGTCCTTACCTGGGGGAAGGATCTCGATGGCACCGGGCTCGAGCTTGTCGATCAGCTCCGTGCCCATGCCAGCGTCAGGTGATTCAGTATCCACAGCAAAGGCCGTGAAGCAAGCAGAAATCTTCTGCTTGAGCAGCTGGGCGTCGCTGTAGTCGTCGAAATCGCGCAGGCGAATGGTGATCGGGGATGCCCAGGGAACTCCCCGTGTCTGGCCGGGGCGGTCTTGGCGGAAAATGTGGATAACCTCGTCGGCAGGCACGAAGCTGCTGACGAAGCTCGTTACGCGGGCGTGCTGCTCGCCGGGGTGGTCGGCGTATAGCCAGTAGCCCATGCGCCTGCCGTTGGCGTCGTGCTTGATGCCTTCGCGGGTGTAGCTGCCGTCCTCGTCCACGCCGTCGTGGCTGTTGTCCAGCAGGTCCGGTTCCAGCACCTGCAGCTGCAGGGGGATGCGCTGGCCATCGGTGGGGGTGCGCCGGCGGATCAGCGCCTCTCCGCTCTCCACCACGCAGCGCAGCACCAGGGCCTGGATGCCGTTGAAGTCCAGGCGGCCGTTGAAATCACACTGCAGCGGATCGGCAGACCACCCCCTCCAGATGTCGGTGAACTGCTGGCTGCGCCGGCGGGATCGCTGCGCCTTGGCCTGGGCCATGATGCCCGTGCCGATCGTGTTGCTGACGATCACCTGCACCGCCTTGGCGGCGTAGGGATTGTTGCGCACCAGGTCCCGGGACCGATCGCGCAGGGTCTTGCGCCCCATGGCGGCGGCCGCATCGGCGCTGGTGCCCTGGGTGAGCCACCCATCAGTGCGGCGGCCACGGGAGGCCCCGTCGTAGCGACGCAGGGCATCGAGCTGCAGGCGGGCCCGCTGCCGGCGGACAGCAGCTGCAGGGCTGATCGCCCCGATGAAGTTGTCAACGAGGCTCATTGGTAGTCCCTGTTGAAGGCCACGTAGCGGCGGCGTGCGGTGCCGTTGCCCAGGCGGGCGCGGATCATGTCGCGCACCTTGAGCAGCTCATCGAGGCTCCGGTAGGTGACCTCCTTGTCGTCATATTTGACCTTGAGATAGCCACCGGCGATGGCCTCTTCGATTGCCTGGAGCCCTGCCTCAGTAAACATCGACATGGCGGCACCTCCTTGGGTTCATGCTATCGGCTTATAGGAACGTCGATCTGCGACGTTTGATCTCTGTTTGCGGGGCTTTGCTGTTGCTTTGGGGGCTGGCCAGCACGCT